AACGTATTCGCCTTGCCCGCCTTCACCAACCAAAGCACGGGTTGGACCGGAAACGTAACCGCCTTCAGCAAAAAACGAGGGGCCTGCGACAGACATATTGCCGTAAGCGCTGCTAGGAACTGCGCTGGCACCCCCACCTCCACCGGGATTAAAGAAGCTCATCGCAATACCCAGAATCTTCATCTGGATTTGCTTGGCAATCATTTGCGCTGCCATGTCCGCAAAATGATCCGCAGTGCGCTGGAACAGATTGGCCAACGCTTCCTGAGCAGACATGCTGCCAGTAATCAACCCCTTAAACGACTCAGCAAACGCATCTCCAATAGCTTGAGCCGCCGCAATAACCTGATTTGCTGGGTCAAGAAGATCGTTTAGCTGAGCCTTGACGCGCCTCATCTCCTCTTCGATGTTTTCCGCAGGAGTTTTCTTGCCCTTAATCTCTCCCTTAGCTTTTTTGCCCTTTTCTCTAATTTCATTTTCCCGCTCCAAAGCATCATTTAGTGCTTCTTGAGCCGCTGCATGAGCGTCGGTGCCAATGGTTTGAGCAACAATAACCCTTAAAATGCTGATCTGAAGGTCATTGGAACGTACTTGTTTTTCAACAAGCTCGTCGATTTCCTTAGCCTGTTTTTTAGCCTCAATAACTTGCTTAGCAGCGGCAGTCGTAGAGCCGCTCATGATCAGCTCTCCATACTCACGCTCAAACGCATTACGGTCTCTAAGAGCATCTAGTTTTTTCTGAACAGGCTCAAGTGTTTTTTCGCTTGCCGTCGCAGACCGTTCCACAGCAACAGCAATCTCTCTCTCAAACTGCAGTGTTGCAAGCTTTTCTGCTCTTGTTTGGATAGTGTTGCTAAGACTAATGTCTTCTAAATCTGTTAAACGTTTGCGCTCAGCTTTTCCAGTCTCTTGTATTTGAGCAATTTTTCTCTCAAAGGCAAGCTTGCGGCGAACAATCGCAGCCCCTTCGCTGCTTAACCCAACAACTTTTGACTCCGCGTCAATTTGAGCGTTAATAATGCCCAAACGTTTTTCAAGGTTAATTGTCGGATCAGTTTTAATTGAGTCAGGATCATTTACAAGATTTAAAAGCTCTCTATAACCCTTAACAGCCTCACTAACGTCTGGTACGGCTAGACCTAACTGTTTTCGTATTTTTTTGCTAAACCTTGCAACTCTTTCATCTCTTAATTCTTCAGGAGTAATAATTGGAGCGATTGCCATTCCTTCCGCTCCAGCGCCTGCCTGCGCAAGGCCAGCAAAGAAACGATCCCCTAGGCTGATCCGGGCCTCTTGATCTATTCGCCTGCGTTCTTCTTGATCTGCAATAGCTTTAATAAGCTCAAGCTCAACTGCAAGTTGATCTCCCGACTCTAATTGCTGAAGAAGCTGAACTGCTCTATCTCTGCCAAGTTTTTTTGTATTAGCAAGAATTATTTTGCCAAGATCAGAAATCTCTTCAACAGCTGCTAAAGCCTTCGGCGTTCCTACGTCCGATCCAAACACCAATGCAAGGCTCTTGACTTGCTCGGTATCCGCTCCCAAGTCTTTAAATCCTGCAAGTGCTTCAACAGCTTCTTCTTTAGTGCGACCTAAAGCATTAGCAAGTTCATTTACTTCACTAGCGGTAATTGAAGCTGATACAGCGGTTCCATCAATTCCAGAATTTAAGTCAATAATGCTTTTACTAAACTGCTCTGATTGCTCTACCGCTTGGCCCAGCGCTGTACCAACAACTGACAACGCAAATCCAAATCCGCCGCCAAGCGCTCCACCTGCAAAACCACCCGCTGCACCACCAACTGCTGCTGCGCCACTTTGACCAAACAGAAGCGGGAAGCCACCACCAATAAGTCCACTGCTAATTGCACCACCAATGCCTCGTTTTCGTTGCAATGCCGCAAGGTCTGCGGCTTTTTTATCAGCAGCAAGCGCTCTTTCTTTTTGAGCAGCCAAAGCCTGCCCATCTCTAATCATTCTTTGCTGTGTATCATTAATTGCTTTTTGCAGCAAACCTTGCTCGCCTGTTTTGCCAACAATCTTGGTTAGAAGCGCAAGCTCAAGATTTTTGTTAAATACAAGTTTTTTAGCAGCTTGAGCTGATCGTTCTCTTACAAGTCTTTCTGTAGCTTGCGCTGCCGCTACTGCTGAAGCCTGCTCAGCTTTTAATGGAGTTGCAGGCCCCAAGAATTGCGTTCCAAAAACCTTTCGTTCCGCCGCCAGCCTTGTGTTTTCTGCCAACATACGCGCTTCAAAAGCGCCTTTGCGTAAACCAGAATTAAGTCTTTCTTGCAGTTTTATTCTTTCATTTACACGTTCGTTTGATCTTTTTGCGCTTTCAAGAAACGCTTGTTCAAACGCAGCCTGACTTTTTGCAGAGTCTTCTCTAAATTTTGCAGCTGCTCGTTGTACCTCTAAACTCTTACGCGCTTTTGTTAGCTCTAGCTCAGCTTGACCAGCAGGTGTTGCACGGAACGCAGCTCGAACCAGTTTTTGCTGGCGCTGCTCAATCGCAATAACATCATTTAAAGCTTGAGCGTATTGCTTAACAGCTCTTGTTTCAGCTCTAGTGCCAGCAATTACAGTTCTAAGAGTTTTTTCCGCTCTTTGAAGAACTTTATTGTAATTTTCTATGCTTTGAGTAACTTTGCCTTTTTGACTAAAAAGATCTGCAACTAAATCAGCAGCTCTGCCCAGCTGCTTGACCTGGCGACTAAAGTCTTGCAGCTTTTGCTGCCCCTTGACGCCAATCTCAATATCTACGCCGTAGGTAGCCACAAGCTAGAAACAACGACTTATTAGCCCACTTTAACGCTTACCCTCTAGTCATGCCTCTTCCCATCCTGGCTCGACTCGCAGCTTGTTCTTCCTGCTCTCCCTTTAATTCAAAAAACGCAGCCCAGCCAATCAACTCTTCATGCGTAAGCGACTGCGAAAGCTGAGCCACCGTAGTGCCCAGCTCTTTCGCGAGAAAAAAGATGAAGAACCAGTCCTTGTTAGCTTTTAAGGTCTGCTTTCGCTTCCTCCACCTTGCTTTCCGCACCAGAAGACAGCATTGCAAGCTGAATTTCTTGCAATACAGACGCATCTACAGCGTTTTTAAGCTGAGACTTTTCTCCGTCCTGGAACAACCGCTTTCCGTCTGCGTCAAGAGCTTTTTCAATCATCATGCCCAACGCAAAATCGTTGGCGTCGTCTGAGCCAGCTTTTTTTTGAATTGACTCGCGTTCAGCAATAGTCAAAGGATGCCAGTAAATCTCAAGCACTACCTCGTCGCCATCCTTGACTTCATGCTTGTAAAGCTGGCTAATGCCGAACTTGTTCCGAAGCAGTTCAGTGGCTCGCATGAAAAAATGCTATTTCAACTAATATACTATACAACCGCTGTAAATTGGCAAGAAATAATGCCAATAAAATGAGAACGGTCTTCTGGCCCTAACGGGATTGGGCCAGTCACGTCAGTTACGCGAGGCGAAACGCTAAACGAGTCAACATAATTAGTAGCGTTTACCGACGTAAGCCCATCAATAACTGATTCACTAACAGCTGAGAGCACTGACGTACCTTCAGCTTTTGGAACGTACACATTGCACTGGATTACCCCGCTGTAATAATCAGACGCAGCGCCTTGGTTTTGCAAAGTTGCTTGCGTAAAGCGAACAGTCATCAAAATGTACTTTTTGGTTTTACCAGGCGTTGTGTAATTAACGTTGTCATACACCATCAAAACGGTGTTATCTGCAGCCGCCACTGCATCGGTTACGGCTTTTTCAAAAGCAGCTCTGGCATTAACCAACGTCATGACTAGAAAAGCTCCGTGTAGGAAACGTTACCTTGACGTGCTGCAGGGTCAGTCGCAATACGGAACCTGACGTTTTGCGGCGTTGTCTTAAACGCTCTATCAAGATCGCCTTTTAGCTGTCCCTGCACGTAGGTTGCAACAGAGGGGTTTTCCAAAGCGTAAGCCGCGTAGGCGACCACGTTTCCAATGTTTACTACAGGCGTGGCCTGGTAATCGATATATGGAATATCTGTAAAACGTGGCCTGACTTCACCAGTTTTTCCTGAAAAATAAGCGTTGTGTTGTGCATTTCTGCTTTTGTAAACGTCCGCCCATGGACTCTTTGTTCTACGATTGCGATCGCTAACTTTTTGAGTTTCTTTTCTTATTGCTCGGCTAGCGGCCTGAGCTGTCGCACCAGCGGTAACTTTCCAGCTAGACGCAAAGTACCCTGTATAAACAGGGCTAACTTCTGGCAACACCTTAAAAATAGCCCTAATAGCCTTGTTAAAAGACTCGTCAAACCAAAGGTTGTAGTCTTCAGCAAAATTGTCTAGGTGCCGTTTTTTAGCCATCAGAACCGCACCTCCAAAATATACAGATACTCTTGATCACCCTTGTAAGTGCGAATATCTGTAATTTGAGCGACACGGTTAGAGCCTGCGTACTTCAGGGTTACGGTGTCTTCAAAAGTTGGCTGGTTGTCTCCGATTAAATCAGGAGTGATATACAGCTTTGCTTCGCGCTCTTCACGACCCTCTTCCTCTTGAGCGTGTGCAAATTCGATTGGAACGTCAAACGAGTAGGCCGTGTCAGTTGTCGTCAGCGCTCCAGTGCTGGTGTTGTAAGTCGGCGATGCCTTACGGGTGTACGTGATCGTGTGATCAAACGACTTGCCTAGGTCGGCAACAACCGACTTGGCAACGCTCTTAAACAGACTGTCGAGTGCGCCTGCCATCTCAACCCCTCACCATACGGA